TAGTGATTGTTGAGATGTAGAATTTTCTGTATTATTATCTTTATTTAATAGTTGTTCTCTTTCTGCTAGTAATTTCTCCATATTTTTATTCATTTTATCTGGAGATTCACTTGAAATTACTTGAGTGTTAAAATTAATCTCTTCTCTTTTTGGTAAGGCATTACTTCTCTCTGATAATAAATTATCATATTGATTTGAAAAGTTTTTATTTTGTTCCATATTAAAAGTACCATTATTTGAAGGTTGCATTAATATTTTGTTATCTTCATTTCTTCTATCATATACATTATTTTCTCTATTTATGATATCTACATTTAGTTTGTTACTTCTTTCAGTATATTGATTATCTAAATTATTATTTGGAATATTATTTGGAATATTATTTGGAATATTATTTGGATTATTTGGTTGAATATATTGATTATCTTGACTATTTTTAATTCCAGAATTATTTATTTCTTCTTCTAAAATATTCTTTATATTTTTTAAAGTTATTATATTTAATTCTTTTGTTTTTAGAGGAGCCGCATGTTTAGTTCCATAAATTAGTTTCATATTTTCAAATAGTATCTCTTTAATTTTGACATTGTAATTTAATATATCAACTTTATGAATATCTGTAAAGAATTTACGAATATTATCGTATAGTAATTCTAAATTTTCTACTGAAATATACTCAAGTTCATTTACATTCTTATTTTGTTCCATTTAAACATTATTTTATAATATATATTTAAATAAAAAATGGATAAACGAAATTTTGTTTCAGTTAGAGATAATAATTTATATCAAAGAGGTCCTAATCCTAACCTAAGAGGACTTAATACTCAATTTGGAGACCATTTTGGAATTAAAAATAAAATAATTGATAATAATAAAGAAACCTTTAAAAAATATGATGTAATTCCAGATAAAGGTTTAGTACCAAAAATTATAAATAAACCTCATAAATTAGTATTATCATTTGATCAAGGAGATGTATCAAGTCCAATAATTTTAAATGAACCTTTTAGAGATGTTGTTAGTGTTAAACTATTAAATGGTATTTTTATGGAAGAATCGCCGCCCGATATTGATAATAGTGGAGATGAAAGTTATGCAGCTCCTTTATTTATTACTTTATCAATTAATGAATTAAATAATATATATAGTACATCAACACCTGCTGGTGGTCCTCTGCTAAATAGTTTCGCAACATTAGAATATGATAAAACATTTGATAGAGATAGTGTAAATGTATCAAATAATTACCCTTCTGCAATAGGTAAAGTAAATATCTATAAAAATAAATTTGGCATTAATCAAGATATTAGATATTTTGACCCCCCTTTAAATTCATTAAGTCAATTAAATATTTCACTTTTTGATGATTCTTCTACACCAGCTACAGCAGCAGGAACTTTTAAGTGTAAATTAGAATTTATAGTTGAAACCAAAGACAAACTCAGAGTCTATTAGTTATTTGATTATATTGATTATATTCTATTCATTTTATTAATAAAATTATCAATTAAATTTATTATTTTTTGAATTATTTAAAAATAATAAAATAATATATATTATTTTATATTAAATATTTTCATTATGGAAAAAAATGATTTATTTAAAAAAAGAGTTCCTAGCAAAGTCATCAATAATCCTCGAAAATTAATGATTTATAAGAAGAAAATTAATACTTCAAATTATCCAGCAGGTAGAATAGATTTTGATTTTAAATTTACATTTAATGAACCAATACATAATATAGTAAGTGTTAAACTATTAAAAGCAAGTTTAAATGTAGATAGATTACATTCCCTTGTTACTGGTACTGGTAATAGTGAAAATGGTACGAGTAATAGCGAGGCCACTTCTTTTCATTATTATATATTAGATATTAATGAATTGAATAATGTGAATAGTGATAATAGTAATGCTTTATTGCTAGATTCAACTACTTCAACCGAGGTGAATAAATTAGATAATAGTTTTGCTAGTTTAATACTTGATAGTAATTTTGATAATGATAGTACTGGTTTAGGTTTCTATGCTCATTACTATAATACATATGAATACAATAAAAATATTAAATATTTTGACCCTCCTCTAAATACTTTGAAAGAATTTAATATAAAATTATATCCTCATAATTATAATCATATTGCGAATAGAGATAATGGAGCATATTTATTACTAGAATTTCTTATTGAAACTACTGATAAATTAACTATTTATGTAGATAATGATTAATATATTAAAGAATAATTTATAATAATTTATAATAAATAATAAATGGAATTTCTAATTTTAAATCAAAATAATAGATTTTCTAATGGATTCCCAAATCAAATAACTGGTTTTTTAACTCCAGAACAACAGTTGAATAATTTTAATATAATACAGAAACAAGAAGAAGAGAAAAAAACCATATATAATGAACATAAATTTATTATTTACAAAAAAAAAGCTAATACTAATAATAATTCTGGTAATAGAATAGATTTTAATTTTAAATTCACATTTACAAAACCATTCAAAGATGTATTAAGTGTTCAATTATTAAAAGCTAGTTTAAAAATTAATAAAGCAAATACATTTACTACTGGAAATTATGATGATTATAATGGTACAACTGGTGCTTCAGCAACTGCTTTTCATTTCTATGTATTAGATATTAATGAATTAAATGATTTGAAAAGTGATAATAGTAATGCTATTAATGCGGATTCTACTGATTCTGGAGTTTTAAATAGATTCGAAAATGCTTTTGCTTTATTGGATTTAAAAACAGCATTTAATAATTCTGGTGATAATAATAATGGAATTGGTGAATATGCTCATCATTATAATCTACAAGAAAATTCAGAAAATATTAAATATTTTGACCCACCATTAAATCAGTTAAGCGAACTAAATATTAAGATGTATCCTCATAATTATGAAAATATTGCTGAAAGAGGAAAAGATACATATTTATTACTAGAATTTTTAGTTAAAACTAAAGATAGAATTACTATATATTAAATTAAGTCAATTATTTAAAACAATAATTTATATTATAAAATAAATGAATATTTCTAATTATAATTTAGATGGTAATGATATTTCTAATTCATTAGATGATAAACTTAATCAAAGTAATTATACTGAAACATTTCAAACTTATTTAGAAGGGAATAATACTGAAGGTCTTGAAGATAATTTAGATGATAATTTTAAAGAAGAACTTGAAGTTTTAAATAATGATTTAAGTGAAGCTATTAAATTTGAAGAAACAAATAATATTACTAATATTAATACTCCAGAAGAATCTTTTCAAAAATATAATGTTATTCCAAATTCTGGATTAGAATCTCAATTAATTAATAAACCATATAATGTAGTTTTATACAAAGATGTAACGGGAACTCATACTTTTACACTTAATGAAACAATTAAAAATATAGTTAGTGTCAAATTATTAAGTGCTTATGGTTCCGCACAACAAAGCAGTAATTGGGGTGGCAAGTTTTTTGCTATTTTACAAATTAATGAATTACAAAAAAATGTAAGTGCTTATGATGCGAGTGACCCAACTGATAATGATAATTCTCTAAATAAACTTGAAAATAGTTTTGCTGTTTTAGAAAATTATGATAATTATCAAACAAGTTCTGGAGCTGCTCGTAATTGGTACAGAAATGAATTTATACATAATCACGATATAAAATATTTTGACCCACCTTTACCTCAACTTCAACATTTAAATCTTACAATTTATGATACCCCATTTACAAACACACCAGCAACTGCTGGATTACAATTAAGAATGAATCTTCTTATCGAAACTACTGAAAAATTAAGAGTGTATTAATATAAAATTTTTAATATAAAATTTTTAACATAATTATTTAAATATTATTTTTTATTAAATAAATAATGAGTTATATTCATAATTTAGATAATAGTAGTTATGATATTAATCAATCAAATGAAAAACTAAATTATCAAAAAGTAAAAAATAAACCTCATCATTTATCAGTATTTAAAAATATTACTGGAACAAATACATTTACATTAAATGAACCTTTAAAAGATGTTATTAAGGTTACACTTCTAAATGCTTACGCATATGGTAATGTAGATAGTTCAAATTGGCAAGATAAGTATGTAGTTATATTACATATAGATGAATTACAAAAAAACTATGGAGATAATAGTTCTAATAATAAATTAAATAATAGTTTCGCTATTTTAGATAATTTTAAAAGAATATCTACCGATACGAGTACTACACAAATTCTTTTTAAAAATGAATATCGTTATAATCAAGATATTAAATATTTTGACCCGCCATTAAATGCTCTAAGCAAATTAACTTGTAAAATTTATGATGCCGAAAATGCCACTGCTGTAAGTACTATACCACTTCAATTAAAATTAGAATTTTTAGTTGAAACAAAAGAAAAAATGAGAATTTACTAAAAAATATCATATAAAAATTATCATAATAATTATCAAAAAAATCCAGTTAAAATATTTGCCTTCATTATTTCTTCATCACTTGATGTTCTTAAATTTAGCACTTTAACATAACCGGGGTCATTATTTTCATCTCTAATATAAATATCATAATATCTATCACAAAATCTTTTTAGTTTCTGTTTTTTTCTTCTTACTTCTTCTTTTGTATAAGTTTTTTCTTCAACTTTTTTTTCTCTTATATTTACATCTTCTTTTATAATATTTTGTTTTATGCTACTATTATCATTTTGTTCATCATATGTATTATAAATATAATCTTCCTTATCAATTATTTCATTATTCATTGTTTCATTATTCATTGTTTCATTATTCATTGTTTCATTTTTTTCTTTATCTAATAACATTTTTAGATAATCCATTAAATCTATTAAATCTCTTGTTTCTGTTAATTTAATATTTTCTTTAAATTCTGTCATCATATTATCTAATTCCATTTTTCCATAATAACTATAACTATTTATATTACTCATACTTAATTATTTAAAACAATAAATACTAAATAATATAATTATTAATTTAATTATTATCAATTAAATTATCATCAATTAAATAATCATCAATTAAATAATAGTTAAAGTATAGTTAAATTAAAATTTGAAATGCATCATATATTCATACCTATATCTAAATTAAAAGAAAACAGAGAGTACATTATGGAATCTCTGGATTATATAAGTTCAATGAATGAAAGAACTGGAGAGCAAGTTGATTTTGATAATTTTTTCACTGAAACTCAACTAGAATCTATCAAATACTATGAAGACAAAGAAAAACATAGTGATGAATATAGTATTATAGATGAACTTGAAAAAATCTATTTGATGGATAACCATTTTGGAGATTTGAATAGATTATATATGAATGGCGTTGATATTCAATATGAAAACTTAAAAACCTACATCTTAAATAATAATATTATTGGTATGATATTATATGGTAGTGATATTAAAGACCATTTAGATGTTATGATTGCTGACGTAGAAGATATTGAAAATAATCTCATAGATGATATTTATCATCTAACAATAAAAAGTATCTCTAAAACTATTCTTAATGATTATCTTATGATAGAACATAATCTAGATATTTTATGCGATATTGCTAATTGTAATAATAAAAATAATGATTTAGATAATATTTGTAGTGGTATAAATAATATGTAAAAATGGAAGAGGATAAGAAATTAATAAAAATTTCTTATTTAAATTTTTTATTAAAATTTTTTATTAAATTTTTTATTTTTCTAATTAATCTTTAACTAATCGTAATATATATTCATTTTTATCATTTTTTAGTAATAATCCAACAAACTTTATAGTTTTAAATTTATCATATTCATCTTTATCGAATAATTGACCAGTTTTTCTTTTATCATTATCAAATAATATCATATATTCAATATCTCTAATTTTTATTTTATTTAAATCTAATTTTACTTGTTCTTCTCTTTGTTTTTTCATATAATCTAATTCCTCTTTTTCAATATCTATTTTGGTTACTAAATTCTTATCGTTAATGTTTATAGGGTATGCGAAGCATTCTACATTTTCGTGATTCTTTTTGTGTAAATGACAATCAACTGCTGCTGATTTCATTAAATCCAATATTCTATTCATCACTGAAGCTTTTTTCTCAGCAATATTATTAATAACTTGGTCTGTTGTTAATCCTTTATCCATTTTTTGTATCTTTCTTAGTTTCAAATCTTCCTTTGAGAATGAACATAAATATTTGAACACATCTATATTTCTTTCTGATTTAGGTAATGCTAAATGACTACCAGTTCTTGCTGCTCTTCCAATAACTTGGTCCATTCTTATCATATTCCAATAAGGTTCTAGAAGATGTACTTGTCTAACGTTTTTAAGAGATATACCTTCACTTCCAGATTGTGTAATCATCATAATTTTTATTAAAGAACCTCTGAGATTTCCGTTGTTAATTTCTTCTTGATTTGAATGTATTTTATCCAGTTCTTTTGTAATTTCTTTAGGTACATTCTCAAAATTATTATTAAATATATCAAGTAATACTGAAGTCATTTCTTTATCTCCAGTAAATTCAGCAAATTTTGGTTTATTATAATCCTCTTTATCAATATCTAAAACATAAGTATTCTTCTGCTTTTTTATTTTAAATTCAGCATATCCATTTGCTTGTAATACCATCTTTAGAATTCCAATACCTTCTACTTTTCTAAACTGTGAGTATATTAAAGCAGACCCTTTTGATTTTCCTAAATTTTCTAATATTTTATGGAATTTTGGAGAATATAGTTTTAAATCTTCTACTAAATATTTCTCTTTATTTTGATAGAGTTCATCCAATATCTCAGTTATCTTCTTTTGATAATCATCTTCATTATAATTTTTTGGTGTAAATGTTAAATCTGGTACTTGATTTGTACTATCTGGTACAACTTTAGAAGGGGATGTCGAGGATGCCGGGGATACCGAGGATGCCGGGGATGGGTCTGGATTAGTTGATTTATTCTTTTGTTTTTCTTTTTGTTCTTTTGCTTCTAACTTGATTAATTTATCTTGTACCTTTTTATTATAATCATCTACAACATCCATATCACTTAACATAAATTTAAGTTTGCTTGGATAAGGTCTTTCAATTTCTTCTGGAAATGTAAAATTACAAAGCATTCTTGTAAATGCTTTATAAACTTGGTTCGCATCAGATTCTTTCTTAAATCTCTTTTCTTTACGAAGTTCATCTAATCGCACTTCAATATATTTTTTCATTTGAATATTTGATAGTTCTACTTCTACTACTTCATTTGTTCTAATTTCTGGAAACAATTCAGATTTAGTATATACAAAATAGGATATAGAACCCAAAATTCTTCGCATAAGTAATTCTTCATTCTTAATTTTACCATCATCTTCATTTATAAATAATTTATTAAATTTCTTTTCATTTGTAGGAAGAGTTTGATATTGAATTGCTTTATTATCTATGTTAAACTTGAAATCATTTTTATTTAATTCATTTTTCAAATCATTTAATATTTTCATATCTTTTTGACTATCTTTATCTTTTGACAATTTATAATCCTTATTTCTTGAGAAACTGAAAGGGACTAATTTTATTAATAATTTCTTTTCCAAGGCATCATAAGTATAATGATCTAAAAACTTATTAGTATCTAATAAATCTTCTAATTTTCTTATTTTTTTATCATCTAAACTCTCGTTTGTTTTTAGAGTATATTCAATTTCTGAGCGTTTTATTAGATTTACTAAGAATGCTAGTTCTAAAGGTTTATTGATTAAAGGAGTTCCAGATAGACACAAGATTTTACAATTTTCTGCTTCATATATTAATTCATAAATCTTTTCTGATATAGTTGAACCATTAATTACTCTTGATATAAAATTATGAACTTCATCAATTATAACTAATGTATTATCAAATGGATTAATGGTATCATCTTCTGTAAGTTGATTAATCTTTTTAGTACTCAAACCATTATAATGAAGAATATTATATTTATTTTGAATAATGTTATTTATTTGTCTATTAATTTGTTCTTGTTGTTTGGCATTATATTTTTCATAATTTGATTTTTTGTTTGGAGTAGAAAACCAGAATCCTCCATTTTTATCATAAGTTTTTTGATCAATAATATTTAAAATATCTGATAATAATCCAACTTGCTTAACTTGTTTATGATGTATAAAACTCCAATTTTGATTGAGAGAATATAGTGGTTGCCCACATTTAAGAACTTCATTAATATAGTTGCTTTCAAGGGATGCTGGGAGCATTACGCATATTTTCATATTTGTTGCTAAAAGTTCAGCAGTCGCAATAGAAGCACAAGTTTTACCAACACCTAATCCGTGATATAATAGAAGTCCCCGAGAAGGAGAGTCTTCTTGCATATAGTCTCTAACAAACTTTTGGTGAGGAAATAAATCCAGTTTATTATTTTCTACTTTATCTAAATTAGTTTTGCCTTCTTCTTGTTTTTTCAATTCGTATTTATTAAAAATACTATGAATACTTTTAACAAATCCAGCACGATTTGGAAGATACCAACTAGAAGATGTTAATTCTGGTTTGTTATTTCTTTCATCAGTATTTCTAATGTAAGTTTGAATAGTGTCTATTACTTTTTGAGCACTGGTCATTATTATTAATTATAAATAATAAATTAATAAAAAAGAGATTCAAATTTTTATATAAAAATTTTTAAAAAGTTTCTAAATTTGATATTAAAAATTTTATATTAAATTTTTAGTTATTTTGGTGTAACTATTTTATTAATAATTTCTTCAAAATCTTTTAACATTCCTATTTGTGTTTTACACATTTCCTCTTCATAATTTTTTCTAGTATCATCTCCTCCTCCTCCTTGGACATCAGCCATAACTCTTAAATAACTCGACAGTGTTATTTTGTCATCTTTAAAAGTGAATTGATTTAACATTGTTTTTATTTTATTTTCATTTATCTTTTTCTTTTTATTTTTACTTTTAAAATATGCTTCTAAAACATTTCTCATTTCTCTTTTATTTAATTTACCATCTCCATCAGTATCTACACTAAAATATGCATCTATAACATCTGTTCTTCTTTTAAATTGTGTATCTGAAAGAGAGTGTTTACTTTGTATATTATATACACCATAAAAGTTACTATACGACTGCGACATAATTCGTTCCATCTCGTCTCTGACATCCAAAT